AGAAAAAGGTTCGCTTGATAGAGGAGCATTTGAACTAGATTGGAATGATCTATTTGTTGCTAAACTTGTACGTGCTGGATATCAAGGCAAAACAGACAATGATATTGTTGATAATTGGTTTCAAGATGTATGCCGTAACATTGTATTAGAAAGTTACGAAAAAGAACAAGCACAGAGTAATGTTGAAAACATAGACGATGCGAGGAAAGCATACAAGTGATATACATAAACGGTGATAGTCATAGTGCTGGTGCAGAAATAATAAATGATCATTGTTTTGCAGAGGACGATAGGCGGTTTACTGCACTAGGAAAAAGGCCACACCCAGAAAATATTCCTTATACATTTGGATATAAGTTAGCAAATGCTCTTAATCAGCCATTTTGGTTAGATTCTGAAAGTGCAAGCAGTAATGATAGAATCATACGTACCACAAGGAAAGCAATCTCTGAAACTATGAATAAACAAAACATGTTTATTATTATAGGGTGGGCTACTTTTGAAAGAGAAGAATGGCAGTACAAAGACGGTTATATACAAATTACTGCTAGTGGCACTGATAGTGTACCAGAAGAATTAAAAAATGATTATCGAGAATGGGTAGCACAACAAACAGAACAAGTGCTAGATGAAAAAACAAAAACGTGGCATGATAAAATATATGATTTTCATTTAGAATTGCAAGAACAAAATATTAAACATTTATTTTTTCACACTTATTCATATTTTAATAAAATAGAAAATAAATTAGATTGGCATGATCAGTTTATAGATCCGTACAGCAAAGATGAAACATATTTTTATTGGTGCAAAAACAAACAGTTTAAAACAAGAAATAATGGTTACCATTATGGCGCTGATGCACATAATGCATTTTTTTTATATCTTTTAGACAAAATAAAAGATCAATTTGTTATGAAAACTGGGTTGACAGATATGCCTAAACGTAGTATATTAACTATAGTTAAAGAGAAAATTATGAGGCAATAATGGCTACATACTTGTTAGTAGATACTATGAATACATTCTTTCGTGCAAAGCATGTTGTACGTGGAGATATAAGTGAAAAAGTTGGCATGGCACTGCATGTTACACTAAATGCAATCAACAAATGTTACAAACAATTTGATGCTGATCATGTAGTATTTGCACTGGAAGGGCGTAGTTGGCGTAAAGATTTTTACAAACCCTACAAAGCAAATCGTAAAGTTGCACGTGATGCACTAACTCCAAAAGAAGCAGAAGAAGACGTTGCATTTTTTGAAGCATATGATGATTTCCTAAAGTTTATAAATGAACGTACAAATTGTAGTACTATAAAATGTGATATTGCAGAAGCAGATGATATTATTGCACGTTGGATTGATAAACATCCAAATGATAACCATGTTATTGTAAGTAGTGATACAGACTTTGTACAACTATTATCTGAAAATGTACATCAATATAATGGTATTACAAAAGAAACTATTAAGTTAGATGGTGTATATGACGATAAAGGCAAGCCTGTAATAGATAAAAAGACTAAAGAACATAAAGTGCCTGCTGCACCTAAATATCAATTATTTAAAAAGTGTATGCGAGGTGATAGCAGTGATAATGTATTCAGTGCTTATCCTGGTGTTAGAGAAAAAGGTACTAAGAACAAAGTAGGTCTATTAGAAGCATATGCTGACAAAGACACAAAAGGATTTAATTGGAATAACTTAATGTTACAACGTTGGACAGATCACAACGGTAAGGAACACAGAGTATTAGATGACTATGAACGTAATGTTACACTAGTGGATCTTACTGCACAACCTGAAGAAATACGTAATTATGTAGATGAAATAATAGATAACCATTTAAAAGCAAAAAATAAATCTATGGTAGGTGCACATTTTATGAAGTTCTGTGGCAAATGGGATATGCAACGTATAGCAGAAAATGCTACCCAGTTTGCAGAACTATTACAAAAGAACTATCCAGAAGGAGCAGATAATGCAATTTATAGCTAAGCCAGTTTTAGACAATAAGTTTTGGATACTAGAAGACAACGGACAAAAAGTTGGGACTATTCGTAGTAATGAAAATGGCGTAACACTCACAGTTGGCAATCAAAACCAAACATTTAAGGCATTGTCTGAACTAAAACAAAAAATTAAAGTAGACTTTACAAGTAAAGAAGTAACAAAAAAAGAAACAAAAGAATATGAAGTACATGGTTATGCATGTAAAACAAAACCTCATAATCCTATATATGATTTAAAACGTAAACTTCCGTTATATACAAAAACAAGTGATAGTCAGAGCTTTTTCTGTGCAGGGTATTATGTAATACATTGGGAGGATGGCAATCATAGTCCTGCCTATTGTCCTAAACTTATTACCCTAAGTAGATACACCTATGATGGTCCATTTAAGACAAAACTAGAAATGCAAGAAACACTAAGAAGAACAAATGGCTAAACCACAATTTCCTACATTAGATAGATTAGCACATGGCTGTATTAACCTAAAACGAGATAGTATGAACATAAATGCACAAGATGCTCGTGCTATTGCTAACGAATATACTAAACTACTAGAATATATTACAGAGCTACAGGATATTATTATTTCCATAAAAAACAATGATGTAATTACTGTAGAAATAGATAACGGCACATTTTAAAATCATTAAGTACGTATATATCTTGCTAAATAATAGTAGCATATTATTAGTGAGATTATAATGAGTAGACCTAAACCTACTGTGATATTAGAAAAAGTAGAGAAAGAAACTTACAAATCTGAACAAGTGTTAGCAAGTGCAGGCATTTGGGCAGTATATTATGATAAAAAGCCTATTAACCTTAAAACATTTAATATGCTAATTAGTTACCCTGGTCCTAAATACAAAAAGGTTTCCTTTAGTAATCCTGGACATGCTATTAACTTAGCAAAAAAACTCAATAAACAGTTTGATTCAGATAAGTTTACAGTTGTGATTTTAGACAAAGGTAAACAAGTTTATCCTTAAATGCCTACTAAAGACGAGTACACAATTGCTTTTAAGGAAAATGACCCACAAGGTAACGATATAGACTTCCAAGATGCATATGTTATATGGTGGCAAAACCAAAGACGTGATGGTGGTTTCAGATTAACTCAACAAGGTTGTATGCATTGTATAGATAACCTGGAACTTGAATACTTTGAAATAAAATTAGATGATGTGCCAAACACACCTGGTTTCCTTTTAGACCTTGACAAATATATAAAAACACCTTATTATATAAAGATAGTCAGAAACATTATAAAAAGTATTGTATTGTTTGATAAAAAGACACATTTTACACTAACTATGTACAATAACGATTTTAAAAAATTTATAAATGCACACAAAATTTAAAAAATGGTATACTAAAGAATTAGAAGATACTCATTGGAAATGGATAGTAACTGCAGAAGTAGATAGTGATACTACTTATGGACGACGAAAGTTTTTAGAATGGATGACTAAAACATTTGGAGATTCAAGCAATCGCTGGAGTATTAGGTGGAGTACGTTGGGTGTAGATATACGTTTTAGCCAACCAAAAGATTACTTTAGATTTACCATGTTTCACAGTATTGACCCAGAAAAGGAATAAATAAAGTATAAGAAGAATTCGCAAGTTGGGATAAGGCGCCAACATGTTCGTCTAGTTAAAATTAACTAGGCGGTTTTTTTTGATCAAAATAGGTTGACATATCCTCTATACGTGTTATTGTAAAGAATAATTAGAAATAGGAGAGAGTCTAATGTTTATGGTCAAGTGTTTAATTAAACTACAAAATTGTGTAATGCGAGATGTTTGGTGCAATCCTAATAGTATTGTTCCAATGCCTTTTGCAACTGTAGAAGATGCACAAAAATTTGCAGAACAAAATGTTCTAAACAAAAAATTTGAGAATATAGGAAATGATAATTCAGTATTTGGTTTTCAAGTTGTTCCATTTAGTCCAAAGCCTTTTAAATCAGAATTAGTAGGATAGGAGATATTATGTATTGGTTAGAAATAGCAATGCCAGATAATGAGTTACTTGTTTGGGAATACTTACAACCAAGACAAGTAATTTTCCTACGTAATAATTACATAAATTTAGGTTGTAAAGTTAGAACAGGAAAATATGACAAATAGGTTGACATATGTCAAATATATGTTATGTTTAATTATAGTTAATTAAAGGAGAGTCAAATGGCAGCAGTAGATAGCAGAACTATTACAGTAAAACAAGCAGTAAGTAGAATTACTAGAGCACTAAAGAAAGATAGACCAGCATTTATTTGGGGACCTCCTGGTGTTGGTAAAAGTGAATTATGTCAATACATAGTAGATAGTGGCGAGCTTGGCAATGCTAAACTAATTGATATTAGAGCTGCATTGTTAGATCCTACAGATGTTAGAGGCTTTCCTGCTCCTGACTTAGCAAATAACAGAATGGTTTGGTTACCTCCTGTAGATTTTCCAACTGAAGCAGAAGCTGCAGAATACGATAATATTGTTATACTATTTGATGAGTTGAATAGTGCAGCACAGAGTGTGCAGGCAGCATTGTATCAGTTAATACTTAACAAAAAAGTTGGACAATATGTATTGCCTAAGAATGTAAAACTAGTTGCCGCAGGAAATAGAGAGTCTGATAAAGGTGTTACTTATAGAATGCCTACTCCTTTAGCAAATAGATTTGTACACGTTGAAGTTAGAGCAGACTTTGATGCTTGGTTAGACTGGGCAGTACAGAACAAAATACATGAAGATGTAGTAGGTTACATCTCGTTTGCAAAAGCAGACTTATTTG